TACCTATCCGCACGAGTGGCTCAACAGCGAGGAAACCGTATGGCAGCGTGTGGAGGTCGTTGGCAAAAAGACCGGACTGCCCCAAGTGCTGCACATCATGGAATTGGAACGGCCGGACCAGTACCGCGGCGTTCCCCTTGTTGCGCCTATCATAGAACCGCTGCTCCAGCTGCGCAGATACACCGAATCCGAACTGCTGGCGGCACTTGTCCAGTCGTACTTCACGGCGTGGATTGTGTCGGATGCGCCCAAGGACGCAATTCCGTTCAACGAAACTGGCAGCGGAGATCTGGGCGGCGTTCCTGTTGAGAACCCGCAGATGGACAATGCCAGCCACAGCATGAACGAGTACGAAATGGGCCCCGGTCAGGTGGAACATTTGGCCAAGGGCGAAGACATCAGGTTCGGAAACCCAAACATTCCGACCGCCGGATTTGAGCAGTTTGTCAAAACGCTGTGCAAGCTGATGGGCGGCGCAATCGAGATGCCTTGCGAGCTGTTGCTCAAAGAGTTCAACGCCAGCTATTCCGCCTCCCGTGCTGCCCTGCTGGAAGCGTGGGAGGGTTTCAAGATGCGGCGCACGTGGCTGGTGGATAGCTTCTGCCAGCCGGCATACGAGATTTGGCTGTCCGAGGCCGTAGCCCGTGGGCGAGTAATCGCTCCGGGCTTTTTTGATGACCCGCTGCTCCGTGCTGCATGGTGCGGTGCCCGCTGGATTGGCCCTGTGCAGGGCAGTCTTGACCCCGCCAAGGAAGTCAATGCAGCCATTCTCCAGACGCACCACGCCTTTAAGACCCACGAACAGGTCGCCCTTGAGATGGGCGGCGGCGACTGGGCCGAAAACGCCGAACAGTTGGCTCGTGAAAATGAGCTGCTGAAAGCAGCTGGCAGTGAGGGCGCAATCGAAACCACCGCCAGCATTACGACACAGGGAGGTAAGCAAAATGCCCAAACCGAATAACGCACCGCAGGTGAACATCCAGCGGCCTTGTTACGCAATGGCCAGCACTGACGGCCAGACCGCCGACATTACCATGTACGGCGATATCGTGGAAAAACAGCCCATCGACAGATGGACCAATGAACCGATTCCCGGCCAGTACATCGTTGAGAGTGAGTTTCTGAACGACTTGGCACAGATTGAGGGGTGTTCACAAATCACCATCCGCATGGACAGTTTGGGCGGCGATGCAGGCGTTTCCATCCTGATTCACAATCGGCTCCGGGAGCTGGCGGCCAAAGGCACCAAGCTGGTCTGTATCGTGGACGGTGTGGCAATGAGTGGCGGCAGCCTTATTATGTGCGCCTGCGATACCGTCCGCGTAAATCCGTCCAGTCTCGTGATGATTCACAAATGCTGGAGTTTTGTTCTTGGCGCATACAACGCAGATGAACTGCGCAAGGCTGCCGATGCCAACGATGCGTGGGACAAGTCGCAGGTCAGCATCTACAAGCGCAAGACTGGGATGTCTGAAACTGTGCTGTTGCACATGATGGCCGACACTACCTATATGACAGGCAAAGAGGCCGTAGAAAAGGGCTTTGCCGACGAACTGCTGGATGATGCTGAACCTGTTGCAATCTCCGCAAGCGCAGACCGTCAGACCATCTACGCAAATGGTCACGCCCTGCGCCTGATGCCTGGCGTAAAGTTGCCCGACAACATTCCTATGGCTAAAGCGGCTGCATCTGCTGCCGCTGCTGCAAATACACCGGCGGCACCCGCCGCCCAGTCCAACGAAGGAGGACAATCCACTATGGCAAACAATGCAAATCCCACCCCTGCAACCCCCGCAGCAGAAAACCCGCAGGCCGCAGTTGACGCAGCCGTGAGCGCGGAGCGCAACCGTCTGGCCGAAATCGATTCGGTGGCAAGCCTGTTTGACCCCGCTCTGGTGCAGGAGGCTAAGTACGGCGAGACCGCTTGCGATGCTCGCGAGCTGGCATTCCGCGCCGCCAAGGCTGCTGCTGCGCAGGGTCACGAGTTTCTGAAGAATCTGGCAGCGGACAACGCCGCATCTGGCGCACAGAACGTGGAGGCTGTTCCGGGCGCGTCTGCATCTGGCAGCCCGGAATCTCTGCCCGATGCAAAGGGCAATGTGCCCAAGACGCAGGCCGAGCGCATGGCTGCTGCCGACGCAGCCGTCGGCGAACTGCTCGACGATGACAAGAAGTGAGGAGGAACACTACTATGAGCGAACTGAGCAAATCTCTCGGCACCATGGAATTTGATGGCCTGATTGCCGACATCAACCCCAAGCTGGTTGTCAGCGGCGGCACCATCCGCAAGCTGTCCAAGGCCGATACCATCAAGCGCGGCACCGTTCTGGCTAAGTCCGGCGGCACTGCTGGCGATAACAAGCTGGTCGTGCTGGGCACCGCTGCTGCCAGTAATGAGGTGCTTACCGCTTACTGCATCCTGTGTGATGACGTGGCCGTTGGCACCGCTGACGATGTGATTGCTCCGGTGTACCTGATGGGCTGCTTCAACTCCAACAAGGTTACTGTGGCCAACAGCTACACCATGACCGAGGCCGACAAGGATGCCCTGCGCAACGGCGGCATCGTCTTCAAGGCCGCTGCACCCGCACTGTAAGGAGGATATAACAATGCCTGCTGAACTGAATTTCTTTGACACCTATACCCTGATGGCCGTGCAGAAGCGCATTGTGCCCAAGCAGACTTTTTTCCGTGACCGCTACTTTCCCACGGAGGAGGGCGACATCTTCAGCTCCAACAAGGTGCTGACCGAGTACATGGACGGCGACCGCAAGATGGCAGCCTTTGTGTCGCCTCGTGTCGGCGCAATCCCGATGGAGCGCATGGGCTACGAGATCCACGAGTTTGAGCCTGCATCCATCGGTGTGAGCCGTCCTCTGACCTCTGATGACCTGACGAAGCGTGGCTTCGGCGAGGCCATCTATGCCAACAGCACCCCTGCCCAGCGTGCCGCAAAACTGGTCCAGAACGATCTGGCTGACATGGATGGCCGTATCATCCGCACCGAGGAGTGGATGTGCGCACAGACCATGCTGGACAACGGATGCGTCATGCAGGAGATGCTCGACAACGTGACCAAGGGCGAGGCAAAGGTCGTGAATTTCTACAACCCCGGCCACGAGAACGACCACATCTACACTGCCGCCCACAAGTGGAACGAGGAAGGTGGCAATTTCTTTGGCGACGTTCCGGCTATGTGCCGGCTGCTGTCCAAGCGTGGTCTGCGCGCTGCCGACCTGCTGCTGGGTGCTGATGTTTATGACGCAGTGATGAATCTCGAAAAGGTTCAGCGTCTGCTGGATAAGAATTCCGGCATCATCATCGGCCAGATTGAGCAGCAGCTGAGCGCATACGACGGTGTTGTCTACGGTGGCACCCTCAACTTCCGCGGCTACAAGTTGAATCTGATTTCTGTTGATGAAACCTATGTGGATTCCACCGACAAGGAGCAGAGTTACTTCCACAAGACCGATGCCGTGATTACGGCTCCCGGCTGCGGCCATCTGATGTATGGTGCTATCACTCAGATCAACTACGGCGACACCATCCAGTCCACCATTTCTGGCCGCCGTGTTCCGAAGTTCAGCATCGATCAGGAAAACGACACTCGCAAGACCGCCCTGAAGTCTCGTCCTCTTGCTGCACCCAAGAACTACATTCCGTGGATTCGCGCCAAGAACATTGTCGGCTAAGTCCGACCTGAAAGGAGTACATCGATGATTGTTGAAATTCTTTGCGGTGGCTACGGCTGCCCCACCAAGACTGGCGTTCACACTGTTGCGCATGGCGAGCGGTGCGAGGTCAGCGATGCCGAAGCAGCCCGCCTTATCGGGCTGGGTGTGGCGAAATTCGCGTTTTCTGCGCCCACCGCCCCGGAAACCGCCACTGCGGAGGCTCCGGCAGCTGCGGAAAGTAACGACACCCCCGCAGCCGAAGCCTCACAGAACGGCTCTGAGACGGCGCACCTCGACCCCGACCAGCTGCACGATATGACCGTTGTCAACCTGAAAAAGCTGGCCGCGGATATGGGCATCGACACCAAGCAGCTCAAGACCAAGGACGCACTCATTCAGGCTATCTGCGCCGAGGACGTTGTGCCCGGTGACGAGTGCGCCAGTGGCCCGGAGCTGTCTGCGGCGATGCCCACGGCGTGAGCGCCTTTAAGGACGCTGTGCGGGAAGACCTGAACAGCGTCTTTCTGAATCTGGATGAGTTCGCCGAAACGCACACGGTCTACTATGATGGAGAGGAATACCCTGACGTTCCTCTGGTTTTGACAGGCATCTCTGAAAAGGAACGTGTACGCCAGGCCATCAGCGACCATGCGCAGGGTCTGTACCGGGTCAGCCGGGTACTGCACTGCGATATTGCGGCCCTCGGCGGAAAGCAGCCTGAGAAGGATTGCAAGCTGGGCATTGATGAGGATGGATTCGTCCGAAACTACTATGTGGCATCCTCTGTCTGCGAGATGGGGATGCTGCGGGTGGAACTGGAGGCGATTGACGAATGAGTGATGTGACAACGGACACCATGATGCACAGCGTAGCTGCTGGCATCACCGTTGACATTGCAGAGGAAGGATTTGACCGGGTGTCTGCCCTCCTCGCCGGAATTCCCGGAGGCGCCAATCGTGCTGTAGGATCTGCGCTGGCTCGCGCCGCTGCCGCCGGAAAAACGGTGGCGAAACGGGCAGTCACGCAGGAGTATGCCATCAGCAGCAGTGAATTTTCCAACCGCACAAAGAATATCAACAACATCCAGCGGGGCAGCAATGGCGAGGTTTCTATCAACTTCGGCTACCGTGGCAGCGTCATCCCCCTTAGAGTTTTCGATACCAAGGTGGACCGCAGCGGCCGCGTGGTAACTCGCGTGAAGAAGTCCGGCGCAAGACAGGCACTGGACCGCGCTTTCGAGGCGAAGATGGGCTCTCACTATGGCATCTATGAGCGGCAAGGAGAAAAACGGTTCCCGGTCAAGGAACTGTTTGGCCCTGCCACCCCGCAGATGATGTACTCCAACGAGAATGTCATGGACTCCATCGAGGAGAAAATGGCATCCACTTACGAGGAGCGCATTGAGCATGAAATCACGCGAATTTTGAACGGATGGGGTGTCTGATATGACCAGTGTTGTTTTGCTTGAGCAGCTGAAAGCGTTTACCGAGAAAATCATGGCCGATATGATTCTCCCGGTGGCTATGCAGCAGGGCGATACCGAACAGGCCTACCGTGCCCCGGAAGTCTATCTGATGCGGTTGCCTGACAGCCGTTCAGCCAAGAAGAAAGCCCCGTACATCATCCATCGGGTCATTCCGCTGGAAACGGAGCAGCAGCCCGGCAGCGAGGAGCGCACGGTAGTTTCTGTGCGCTCTATCTTTTGCTGCTACAACCCGGATGAACAGGAGGGCGATCTCGCTCTCCTGAACATGATGGAGCGGTTTCGCGTTGAATTGCTCAAAGTCCGCAAGGTAGGCGGCACTGGCACTGATGGAAAGCACCGGTACCAGTTTACGCTCGTCCTGTCTCCCGGTCATAAGCTGGAAAGCGTTCCTTACGATGAGGAAACCAAGCCGTATTATGCCGGAGAGATGATTACCCACTGGAAGCTGCCGACCGTGCAGCAAACGGAGGATATTAAATTATGGCGGTAAAAAAGACCGCGGCGGAACAGCCCGCCGAAACCACCGTGAACGCCGAGCCTGCGCAGAGCAAGCCCGGCGTTTCTATTTACGTCGGTCCGTCTATTCTGGGCTATATCCAGAAGAACACGATTTACCCCTGCGCTGCTGCGGAGGCTGTGAACCGTGACGATGTGAAGATTGCCACCGAGAAATATCCCGGCGTGGCCGACTTCATCATCGATGTGGCCGAACTGAACACCACGCCTGAAAAGGCAAAAGCACGCGGCGAGGCCATCCTTGCGTATGCCCGGATGCTCGCCAAATCCAAGTAAGGAGGATTACATACTATGGCAGATCATGGTATTAACGTCAGCCGCGCCGACACCGCCGTGGCGACCCCGAACGCCGCAACCTGCGGCATCCCCTTTGTCATCGGTACTGCACCGCTGTCCAAGGCAACTGGCACCGCTGCAACCGCTGGCACCCCTGTGCTGTGCACCAGCTACACCGAAGCGGAGGAACAGCTGGGCTATGACAACGACTGGGCAAAGTTCACCGTTTGCGAGGTGATGTACTATCACTTCAAGCTGTGTGCCTGCCAGCCGGTCATTTTCCTGCCGCTCGCAGAAAACGCCGAGGCCGAGGCTGTGGCAGCTGCCGTGGAGCAGGTCGAGGCTTGCCTGACGATGTTCGGCATTGTGCCTGACCTGATTATGGCACCCGGCTTCTCCAAGGAGGCTACCGTTGCTGCTGCGCTGGCTGCAAAGGCGGGCTCCATCAACGGTATGTTCTCTGGCAAGGCTCTGGTGGATATTTCCGCAAAGACCTATACTGCCGCAGTGCAGGCCAAGAACGCTGGTACTTACGACCAGAAGTCCATTCTGTGCTGGCCTAACGGCACTCTGGGCGAAAAGAAGTTCCACGGCTCTACCATCATGGCGGGCTGCCTTGCGGAGACCGACACCAAAAATGGCGGCATCCCCTACGAGAGCCCTTCCAACAAGACCGTCCACATCGACGGCCTGTGCGATGATGACGGTGCAGCCATCAACCTGACCTACAATCAGGCAAACGTGGTCGATGCCGCTGGCATCTGCACGTTCCTGAACTTCATGGGCAGCTGGACCGCATGGGGCAACCACACTGGCTGCTACCCCAAGTCCACTGATGTGAAGGACTACTTCATCCCCATCAGCCGGATGTTCGACTATGTTTCCAACACGCTCATCAAGACTTTCTGGTCTAAGCTGGACAAGCCGATGAACCGCCGCCTGATCGACACCATTGTGGACAGCGCAAGCGTCTGGCTGAATGGTCTGGTTGGCGCAGGCTACCTGCTGGGTGCCCGCGTCGAGATGCTGGAAAGCGAGAACCCCCTGACCAGCCTGATGGCTGGCAAAATCAAGCTGCACGTCTACATGACCCCGCCCTCTCCGGCGCAGGAAATCGACTTCGTGCTGGAGTATGACGCTGACTATGTGACCAGCGCACTCCAGTCCTAAAGAGGAGGTACTACTATGGCAATCGATCAGAGCATTATCAATTTTGCTGTCTATGAAGACAGCATTGAGTATGCGGGAATGGCAAAAGTTACACTGCCTGATGTGACTTTTCTGACGCAGTCCATCTCCGGCGCCGGTATCGGCGGCAACATTGATGCCGTTATTTTGGGTCATCTCGAAGCAATGACCCTTGGTCTGGAATTTCGCACCACTACGGCACAGTCCATCAAGCTGTCCGAGATTCGCCGCCACCAGATCGATCTGCGTGTTCCCGTTCAGTATGAGGATCCCATCAATGGCACTATTGATGCTCGTTCTGAAAAGCACGTTCTTGTCGTTATTCCGAAGTCCACCAAGAGCGGCACTATCGCTCCGGCGACCCCCGCCAACGGCTCCGGTGAGTATGCTGTTCGTTACTGGGCAACGTACCTCGAAGGCAAGAAAGTCCGCGAACTGGACCCGCTGAACTTCATCTGCTACATCAACGGCACGGATTATCTGGCAGCTGTCCGCAAGGCACTGGGCAAGTAATCAGAGCCAATCGTTATGCCGGAGCCGCATTTTGCGGCTCCGGCCTATTTTTTAACTGCGAAAGGAGCAGCCGCTATGAACACCACCATCAGCGATAAGGAGTACGATGCAGCCATCGCCGCTGCGAACAAAGCTGCCACCGACCCTTATGTGTACGTCCACAAGCTTATCCAGCCGTTTGAGTACGAGGGCAAGAAGTACGACACCCTGACGTTTGACTTCGGCAAGCTGACTGGCAATGATTCGTTTGCAATCGAGGCCGAGATGTCCGCTCTGCGCCAGCCGGTTGTCGTGCCGAGCATGAGTGCGGGCTATCTGATTCGGATGGCCTGCCGGGCGTGTACGCAGCCCATCGGCGTTGACGTTATCGGCGCAATGAGCATTCGGGATTACAACACCATCCGCACCAAAGCAAGAAATTTTTTGATGCTGTCGGATGTGTAACTGATGATGGTGGAGAGTGGCTGCGGCGGCAAGCCCTTCTGATGGCGCAGGGCAACAACACCCCTGCACCATACTGGCTTGCAATGCCTCTGTATCAACTGCGGCAATGGATTGATACCAACAATGCCATTGTTGCCGAGCGCGAAAAGGCGAGAAAGGCGAAGTAGTGGCTCGAAAAGAATGGGAGTTGCTGTTCAACCTGTCCGCCAAACAGAACAGCAACTTCTCCAGCACCTTCAAGGCTGCGCAGTCGGCTCTTGTGGAGACACAGAACCGCATCCAGCAACTGAATAAGGTACAGTCCGACATAACCGCGTACCAGAAGCAGCAGCAGGCCGTTGACTCCACCAAGCAGCGGCTGGCCGTCTTGCAGCAGCAGTACGATAACATCCAGAAAGAGATTCAGGAGACCGAGGGCTATTCCTCTGCACTGGAAAACAAGCTGATTTCCAAGCAGGCGCAGATTGATAAGACCACGACCTCCCTGCACACCTATGAGCAGCGGCTGGCTGCCACCGGGAACACTCTGCGGGAAGCTGGCGTGGACACCACGCAGCTGACAGCAGAAACCACTCGGCTGGAAACCGAGGTCGATAAGCTGAAAGACCAGCAGGTTGACCTCAAAAAGACCATGGACGAGGCCGGAGAGGGCGCAAAGGGATTCGGCGAGAAATCCGTCGAAGCTATTGACGCGGTCGAATCTGTGCTTGCTACGGCGGGCATTGCAAAAGCCCTTGACGAAATCAAAGACGCATACATGGACTGCATCAACACCGCAGGTGATTTTGAAGCATCCATGAGCAACGTCGAAGCCCTGTCCGGGGCATCTGGCAATGAACTGGAAGCCTTGTCCAACAAGGCCAAGGAGATGGGCGCAACCACCAAGTTCACCGCTGGTGAATCGGCTGACGCTCTGTCTTACATGGCTCTGGCGGGCTGGAACACCCAGTCCATGCTGGAGGGCATCAGCCCGGTGCTGAATCTGGCTGCTGCCGCCAATATGGACTTAGCACAGGCGTCTGATATTGTTACCGACTATCTGACTGCCTTTGGCCTGAAAGCCTCTGACACCACGCACTTTGTCGATGTGATGGCCTACGCCATGGCTCACTCCAACACGGATGTGATCCAGCTGGGCGAGGCATACAAGGCGTGTGCATCCACCGCCACCTCCCTCGGCTACTCTGTCGAGGAAACCACCGCAGTTCTGGCTACCATGGCCAATGCCGGTGTTAAGGGCGGCGAGGCTGGCACAGCCCTGAACGCCATCTTCACCCGCCTTGCCACCAACACGAAAAAGTGTGGTGACGAACTGGCGAACTATGGCGTGAACATCTACGATGCACAGGGCAATATGCAGTCCCTGTCCAGCATCCTTACCGGGATTGCCGGGATCTGGGGCGACCTGACCGACCAAGAGCAGGCCAACCTTGCCAAGACCATCGCTGGCACGAACCAGTATTCCAAGCTGCAAACCATCATGGCCGGGTGCAGCGAGGCCGCCGCCGAGGGCGGGCAGTCGTTCTCCGACTACACCGAAGCCCTGAACAACTGCGCCGGATCTGCCGACAAGATGGCGGGCACCATGCTCGACAACATGAACGGCAGGCTGGTTCTGATGCAGTCCGCCGCTGACGGTCTGAAAATTGCAATCGGCGAGGATTTGACCCCTGCCATGTCCGGCCTGTACGATGTTGGCGCGCAGGTTCTGGGCTGGATGCAGGGCTTCGTCGAGGAAAACCCCGGCGTGGTCAAGGGCATTGCCGCCGGAACGGTCACGCTTGGCGGCTTGGTAGGAACGCTGACCGCTGTGGCTGCTGGCATCAAGCTGGCTCATGCAGCAGCAACGTTGTTCACCGGCTCGCTGGCTAGCCTTGCTGGGCCGCTGACGCTTGCATCTGTGGCGATTGCTGGAACGGTCACTCTCGTTACTGCGCTCGCCACATCGTCTGACGATGCCGTTCCGTCTGTTAGAGAATTGACCAGCGCGGCGCGAGAGATGGGCGACAGCATGGAGGAAGCCGGCAACAACTATGATGCCACGCTCTCCAACATGGAAGCTACCGCCAGCGTTGCCGACCAGTACATCAGTAAGTTGGAGGCCATCGAAGCTGCCACAAACGGCAATACTGCCGGGAATGCCGAGTATCACGATACCCTTGCCCGTCTGTCTGCGCTGGTGCCCAGTCTGGCAGATGATATTGACCTTGAAACAGATTCCATCAAGGGCGGAACCGAAGCCCTGCGCCAGCACACGGACGCTTATGTGGCCGATGCAAAGGCGCAAGCCCGACAGGAATACCTGAACGGTCTGTACGAGCAGTACAACAATGTGCTGGTCGAAAGCGCGGAAAACGAGACCAAACTTGCTACCGCACAGGCCAAGGTCGAAAAGTCCAATGCTGGGATGTCCGCTGCTTATGATAAGCTGCTTACCACCCTCGGCATGACGGACGAACAATTCAAGTCCACTTATGGCACAGTCCAAGATATTCCTTGGCGTTCCATGAGCGAGGATGTGCAGCAGCTGCGCACCGAGTACATGGGATATTCGGATGACCTCGTTACCGCCCGGCGAGAAGTCGAAAACTACACCGAGGCTGCGGAAAAGGATCAGGAAGCCATTGATGCAGCTGAGGCAGAGTATCAGGAAGCCAAGGATGCAGTCGATTCCCTGAACGCGGCGCAGCAGGATGCCGCCAACAGCGCAAACGATGTGGCTGCGCAGGAGCAGGCTGTCACCGATGTTATCAACAGTGCAGAGGCGGAGATTCAGGAACTCGTTTCGGCATACACGGACGCTTACAATGCGGCCTATGACAGCATCACCAAGCAGTACGACCTGTGGGATACTGCCGAAAAGGTTGTTGCCACCTCCGCATCCAGCATCAACTCCGCGCTGGAAAGCCAGATCACCTATTGGGACAACTACAACCAGAATCTCGAAAGCCTGACCGAGCGCGCTGCCGATATTGACGGCTTGAGCGAGGTTATCGCCAGCTTTGCCGATGGCAGCAAGGATTCTGTGAACGCCATTGCTGGCATGGCAGCTGCGTCTGATTCCGACCTCGCAAAGATGGTCGAGAATTACCGCTCCTTGCAGGAGGCACAAAAAACCACCAGCGAGAGCATGGCCGACCTTGAAACCGGCATGAGCAATGCCATGGACGAGATCGCACAGAACGTGGCCGACAGTGTGGCCGACATGGACTTGAACGATGAGGCCATGAAGAGCGCACAGTCCACCATTCAGGGCTTTATCGACGGCGCAGAGGGCATGATGCCTCGTGTCAAGGAGGCATACGAAAAGGTGGCGAACGCTGCCTCTGATGCGCTGGCCGTGGCGAATAAGCGTTACAACATCGACCAGAAGAACGGAAACATCCCCGGCTATGCAGTCGGCACGGAATCCGCTGCGCCGGGCTTTGCCATCGTTGGCGAGAACGGCCCGGAGCTGGTCTACTTCAACGGCGGCGAAACCGTGCTGACCGCGCCGGAGACCCGCGCAGCGTTCAACGAGGCGCGGCAGCTGGAACAGATCACCAGCACAAATGCGATTGACCTGTCTGCCGTCCGGGACGCCATCCGTGAGGAGCAGGAAGCCCAGACTCTGCGTGAGGAGTACAACCGATATGTAGAAACTGTCAATGGCGGCAACTCGGTCTACTTCAACGGCGGCGAAACCCGCTCCGTTACGGAAGTGCAGCTGCCCGGCGGCTTTGCATCTGGTGGCTCCAACACCAGCAGCGCGGCTCCTATCACCGTTGCGCCTGTTTACCACATCTACGGTATGCGAGATACGGATGAACTGCGAAGCGTCCTGAACGCCCAGAATGACGACCTCCGGGAAGCTGTGCTGGAAATCGTGAGCGACAACGACACCGATAATTTCAGGAGGGGTTACGCATGAGCAAAACCTACACCACCGTGCAGGGCGACCGCTGGGACAGCGTGGCATACACGCAGCTCGGCAGCTGCGCCCTTGCGCCCCGCCTGATGGCTGCGAACTCGCAGTATCTGAACTATTTTGAGTTTCCTGCCGGAATCGTTTTGACGCTCCCGGAAATCGAAACCAAGACCAGTTCGACCCTGCCGCCGTGGAAGAAGGTGGTCACATGAGCGATGAAAATACTGCCCGCCATGCCGAGTGTACGGTGGAGTTTGACGGTGTGGATATTACCAGCAGCATTGCTCCTTACCTGCTCTCCCTGTCCTTTACGGACAACGAGGAAGACGCCAGCGATGACCTGCAAATCAAACTCCAAGACCGTGAGGGTGTCTGGATGACCGACTGGCTCCAGAAGATGATAGACGGCGATGTATCGGCTGCATCTTCCGATGGCTACAAGGTCGGCGATGTGGTGCAGTTCCTTGGCGGTCCGCACTATAAGGCATCCACTGATAAAAAGGCAAATGGCAACCCAAAGGCTGGACCTGCCAAGATCACCATCATCAAGCAGGGCGCGCTTCATCCGTACCACGTCATCCACACCGATGGCACATCTCGCGTCTACGGCTGGGTGGATGCCAGCGAGATCTCCGGCAAGTCTGGCAGCGGCTCTTCCGGCTCCTCCTCCGGCAGCGGAGAAGAAAGCTTGAAAATCCGGGCTACCATCACCGCCTGCAACTGGCACAGTGATGGCAAAGATGAAGCACTGGACTGCGGAACCTTTGAACTGGACAGCGTGGTTGCGTCTGGACCGCCCGGCATTATCACCATCAAGGCCATTGGGCTGCCCTACACGAGCCAGATCCGGCAGACCAAGCAGAGCAAAGGCTGGGAAAAGTACAAGCTGTCCGGCATTGCCAATGAAATGGCATCCAAGAACGGCATGGCGGCTCAGTTTCTTGCAAAGAAAGACCCTGAGTACAAGCGTGTGGAGCAGTACCGCTGCTCCGACATCGACTTTTTGCAGCAGCTTTGCCACGATGCAGGGCTGTCGCTGAAATGCACTGATGGCAAAATCGTCATCTTTGACCAGCAGGAGTACGAGGGCAAGGACGCTGTGTGGACTACCACGCTGGGCGACAAAAGCTATATCAAGTATAGTCATTCACTCGGTCAGGCTGGAACACAGTATGCGTCCTGCCGGGTATCTTACGTTGGGCCTGATGGCAAGGCCATCGAGGGCATTGCCTACGTTAAGGACTACGATGCCAAGAGCAAGACCAATCAGCAGCTGGAAGTCTACGCCCCTGTCACGAGCAAGGCAGAGGCAAAAGAACTGGCTGCAAAGAAACTCCGGCTCTACAACAAATTTGAACGCAAAATGAGCTTCACCTTTCCGGGCGACCCCGGCAAGGTGGCTGGCCTGACGTTCAATGCGGAGGGCTTCGGTCCGTGGTCCGGGAAGTACATCGTGAAGCAGTCTAAGCACACAGTATCTGGCTCTGGTGGGTACACCACGCAAGTCATTGGCCGCCATACGCTGGGAGGTTACTGATGAACATGAACGTCGATGTTCGCATCGGGAAAGTCACCGATGTGAACAAGAAAAAACGCCTTGTGCGCGTGAAGTTCGAGGACACCGGGATTACATCTGGCTGGCTGCCTGTGATGCAGCACTACAAGGCTATCGTATACACCGAGGAGGCGGGGCTGCATGATCACCAGTTTACGCACCCGTCTCCGTATCAACTGAAAATCCTCAACACCCAGAACGGCACCCGCCAGATTTGGGACGAAGAGGAAAAGGTCACAGGAGCGGACAACTCCACAAACCACCAGCATAAGTCCCATGTGGTGTGGTGGGTGCCCGCCATTGATGACATCGTGATCTGTCTGTACCTGCCGTGCTTCAACGCTGACGGCTTCGTGTTGGGAGGGATTTATCCGTGATTGTTGGATGCCTCGGAGGCATTATCTTTGCCGTGTTCGATGGTTACGTCAAAACCATCAAGGACATGGTGCAGAGTGTGTCTGCCAGATACACCACCCACCAGCGTGCTGGAGGCAAGGCTCTGGCCGAGTTTACGGGCACGGATGCAGACACCATCACGTTCGATATTGAACTTTCGGCGTACCTTGGCGTGGCTCCAAGCAAGCAGCGCGAGATCCTGAAGGGGTATGTCGATAATCACACGACGCTGCCGTTTGTCCTCGGCAATGAAGTCTTCGGCAGCTATCGGTGGGTCATCAAATCCGTGAAATTCAAAACCAAGCACACAGACGCTTTCGGCGTTCCGACATGGATTACTGCGAGCGTCACTTTACTGGAATATCCGAGAGAGTGAGGCGATTTTATGAGCAATTATCTGGTGTCGGCAAATGACCTGACCGCCATTTCCCTCGGCGAGCAGGATACCGTGGCCAGCGTTCTGCAGAACATCGCCGTCATCCTATCCACGCCGAAAGGCACCGTGCCGGGCTACCGGGAGTTTGGCATCGACATCTCGGATATTCTTGACCGCCCGGAAAACGTGGCGCAGCCTATGCTCTGCGCCGCCATCAAGGAAGCCATCGAACGGTTTGAACCGAGAGCCACCTATATGGGGACTACGTTCAAATCCTCCAAGGACAACCCCGGAACGATGCTTCCCGTTGTGGAGGTGAGCATCAATGCGTAGTACCGCAGACCACCAGTTCATCAGCACCGACGTTGACGAACTGGATGCGCTGCTCTGTGCGGGGTATGAGCAGTTTCTTGGCACACCTGTGCGCCCTGGCAGCCCGGAACGGCTGTTCATCTCGTGGATTGAGGACGCGATCCTCTACGAGCGTGCCCTCAACAACCACGCCGACAACCAGAATCTGCCCAGCCGGGCAGATGGTGGTAATCTGGATGCGCTGGCGGAGCTGTTCTACTTGCAGCAGCGTCCAAAGCCCACTGCGGCAACCTGCACCATGCGCTTCAACATCAGCGAGGCGCGGCAGAGCGCAATTCTCATCCCGTCCGGCACTCGCGTCACGGACGCAAACGCCTCGCTGTATTGGGCAACTACGACGGATGAATATGTGCCTATTGGTTCGACCTATACGGATGTGACGGTGGTATGCCAGACCTCCGGCACTGTCGGGAACGACTTTGCAGTCGGCGACATCAACACCATTGTTGATGTGTACGACTACTATTCTGGCTGCTCCAACGTCACGGCCAGCGCAAACGGCAGCGATGCCCCGGACGATGATGCGTTCTACCAGCTTCTGATTGATAGTCAGGCAGCGTGGTCCAGCGCAGGGCCTGTTGGCAGCTACAAGTATTTCGCGAAGAGCGTGTCTACCAAAATCGCCGATGTGGTGCCGAACAGCCCAAGCCCCGGCACTGTCTGCCTGTACGCCGTCATGGATGATGGCAGCATTGCCCCGGACGAAACCAAGAAAGCGATGGTGGAGGCTTGCTCTGCCGATGAGGTACGGCCTCTGACGGACCACGTCATTTCTGGTGATCCTGATGTGGTGAACTACAACATCGACCTGACCTATTACCTGACCCGCGATGGAGACATCTCTGCTGCGGATGCACAAACCCGCGTAAACGAGGCTGTGCAGCAGTACATCAGCTGGCAGTCCGGCAAGATGGGCCGGGATATCAACCCGGACAAGCTGCGGTATCTGCTGCTGGAAGTTGGCATCAAGCGCGTGGACTTGCAACAGCCCGTTTTTACCCCGCTGGAAGATGGCAAACCGTCCGTTGACCTGACCTCCGACAAGGTGCCGCAGGTAGCAAAGGTGGGCACGGTCACTGTGAAGAGCGGAGGATACGAGGATGAATAACGGCCTGACCGCCGAGCGGATGATGGATTCTTTCCCGCTTGCGCTCCAGAAAGACCCGAAAATGGTTGCTCTGGCGCACTCTATCGCCAACGTGCTGGAGCAGCGGTTGGATGAAATCAACCTCGGTCAAATCTACACGCGCATCGACCAGCTGCCGGAAGACCTGCTGGACATTTTGGCAAAGGACTTCGCCGTAGACTGGTACGACCACGACTACGACCTCGCTGCAAAGCGGCGCACCATCAAGTCCGCGCCCTACATCCATCGTCACCGGGGAACCGCCGGGGCTGTGCTGCGGGGCATCCGGGCTATCTATCCCGGCTCCCGGCTGGAGGAATGGTGGCAGTATGGCGGCGAGCCGTACCACTTCCGGGTCATGCTGGACATGAGCGGCTCCGATGCGTCCTACGTCAGCACCGAACGTGTGCTGTGGGCCATCGGCTACTACAAGAGCCTGCGGTCGCACAACGATGGTGTGTACTACCAGAGCACGTTCGGCATCGAGATCGTGACCAGCAGCGGCTATATCGTGTATGCGGTGCGCCGCTGCGGCACTTTCCCCAAAACGGCCACACAGGGCGGCATCTCCGCTGGGAACATCATCATCGTTACGGACGAGTTCGGCGGCAGCTACGCTCACCCCCGCACCGGGCAGCTTGACGCTGGCACGTTCCCGGCCACAGCCACACAGGGCCGCACTGCCGCCTCGGAAATTGAGGTTTTGACGGTGGACAATGGTGGAGCCTATGCACCGGAGAAACTGGCTGGAACCTACCCGGAGACGGCCACGCAGGGCTTCGATGATGCGGGGTATGTTGTTGTGCAGACCGCAGACGGCAGCAGCACATACGCGGCCCCGGCATCCGGCGACCTGACAGCTGGTCTGCATCCGGCAACCGCCACATCCGGCGGTACATCAGGCGGAGGGCTTGTTGCCGAGGAATCCGGCCTCGGCGTTTCCTACATCGCAAAGGTGTGCGGCAGCGCACCGGGAATAAATTTTTAAGGAGGTAGCAGCATGATTGATTCGGCTGGCTTCGCAGACCTGCGGGGCTATCTCAAACGGCGCATTGCCTGTGCGCGTTTCCGCGTCGGCTCGACCTACTACACCGTTCCGCTTTCCGGCATCGACATTCTGGCTGATGGTACTGTCCGCGCCAGAGTGTCCATCACCGGGCTGGGCGAGATTACGGTGAATCGTGTGGAGCTGCTCAACTCGGACAATCAGGTCTGGGCGCACGAGGACGTAAACATCAAAATCTCGACAGGTCAGACTGGTATTCTGTACTGGTTCGACTTTACCTTTACCGAGAAGAAAAAGGAGGAATGACCGTGTACGCAAAAACGGTATGGCTTGACCATGTAACGGATAAGCCCGGTCTGTACGTCATCACCGACAACCATGACGGAACATGGACCATCACTCCCGCTGGCAAGGTGATGCAGCAGGGCACCCCTCAGGATCAGGCACATTTCAATAACATCGAGGCGGGCGTGTGGGACCTGTATGCTGCATTCGGTATGCTGCTCAACGAGGTTCGGCAGCGTGGCTGGCAGCTGGACGAAACGGTTGCTGGCATCGACAACACGTGGCAGATCGTGTCCGGCAGCGTTGACTTGACCAATGCTCGTACCTATCCCTGCAACAACTCCAAAAAGAGCGTGTCGCTGGGCAAAAACATGGGCAGCACCAGCTATCTGGTCATGACCGAACTGGTCAAATCCGATGGTCCGGTCGGGGATATTGAGGTCAGCGAGAAGCTGGTCAACGGCTTCAAGCTGGCCTACAACGGCTCCGCAAAGTCTGCCACCATCAAATACATCGCAATCGGAGGTACTCTGAAATGACCGTTATCGAGAAAAATTCCGGCACCAAGATTCCCTACGAGGTCGTCAAGAACAAAATCTGCTTCGATGATGACCTGACCATCAACCTCGCCAAGCGCGAGGACGACCGTGACGTTCACATCGATGTGTGCTACGACAGCTATGGTGAGCTGGTCATCGGCGCAGCTGCCGGCCGCAGCTATGTGGCGGAAATCGATATCCCTGCCCGCCAGTACACCCAGCCGGAGCCCATTGAGGAAGTGACCACAGACGGCGAGGAGAACGCCGAGGGTGGCACCCGCATGGGCAACAGCACCCCGGCGGAGCCGATTCCGTTCTCCATGAACAATGTGACCCTGACCCTGTGGGTCATCGACTGATAGGAGGTAACTACTATGGCTGCAAATTTTGACCTGACCAATCTGGCCGTCACTGGCCTTGCACCCGGCAATGAGCTGATTTACGACAATGCCGGTATGCCGTCCATCATGGTGAAGATCCCGAAGATGACCTATAAGCAGCTTGGCATGGGCGAATCCGCCGCCGTGCATCCGGCGTTCATCGTCAACGGGCAGGAAGTGGACGCAATCTACATCTCCAAGTACCAGAACATCGTGCAGGATGGCCGCGCATACTCTCTTGGCGGCGTTGACCCTGCGGCATCGCTGGATATGGACCACGCACGCCAGTATTGCGAGGCTAAGGGCGAGGGCTGGCACCTGATGACCCGCATGGAGTGGGGCTTGATTCAGCGCATGTGTGAGGCTGCCGGCTTCGTTCCGAAAGGCAACAACAACTATGGCCGCCACGACAGTGAATCGTTCTATAAGGCTATCCCGACCTATATGAGTGGCGATAAGATTGGTCGTGTCGCAACTGGTACTGGCCCGCTGACATGGTATCATGACAACAGCCCCAGCGGTATTTCTGGTCTGACTGGAAACGTATGGGAGTGGATGGGCGCAGTTCGTTCTGTGTATGGCGAAATCCAGTTCCTTGTCAACAATAACGGCGCAGACAGCGCACACAGCCAGTCTCCGACCTCGACCGAGTGGAAAGCTATCAGCTGCGTGGATGGTAGCTTTATCACCCCGGACGGAAAAGGCACCACCGCCAACTCCGTCAAGATTGACATCGTGGGCGGCAAACTTCAGTGGGCCAAGACCATCACCCACAAAAATGCGGATGGCGATTGGCCTAGCTGCACGTTTGGCTCTATCACTTGCAGTGCGGACATTGGCGCAAATGCAAAACTGCTGCTTCAGGCGTTGGGCATGATGCCTTATTCCAGCTCCGATCTGTGCGCAGGTCATACCTGTTGGTTCCGTAATAGCGATGAGGAACGCGCTTTCTTTTCTGGTTGCAGCTGGCACAACCCCTCCTGCGGCCTCGGCTCGTTCCACGGCGGCTACCCGCGGTCCCTCGTGGACGGTGATATCGGTTTCCGCGCCGCTTACTGCAAACTGCCGTCTGTGACCTGATGACTGCGCGGTAGCGCAGTCACGTTCCCCTCGACCCCGCGAAGCGGGGTCGTTTATAAAATTGATTTTTTCTGCATCGGTGGATTTTGCCGTTTTTTCGGTAAAATCCACCGAAAAGCAGATTTTCAAGCTGTTTTCTGTTATACTGACCCGCGTTCGGAAGGAGGTCTACCGCATGGAAGGAAAACAGGACGAACTTTTTACTGGTCCGACCCTACAAAAAATCGAGGATATGATGGAATATGCGTATCCTGTACTCCAGCAGTTCCCGAAATCCGAAAAGTTTGCGATGGCAGCCGACATGAAACTCGTTATGGATGTGATGCTTGAAAAGGCTGTGGAAGCGCAGAAAAAATACTTCAAAAAGACCACGTTGCAGGAACTGGACGTTGCAAACACAAAATTGCAGCACTACCTGCGTGTGGCATTTCGACTGCGGTTTGTTTCTATGCACAAGTACGAGGTATGGAGCAAGCAGCTTGTCGAAATCGGAAAGTTGTTGGGGAGCTGGCTCAATACCGTCAAGGCCAACTCGAAAACATAGGGAACCAGCCGTCACGCGCTTTCTTTTCTGGTTGCAGCTGGAACAACCCCTCCAACGGCCTCGGCTCGTTCAACGGCAACAACCCGCGGTCCAACGTGGACGATGATATCGGTTTCCGCGCCGCTTTGCCTCCAAGCCAGATACTGCAAGCTCAAGGGCTTGCTCTCAGTGCAGAGGTGATAAAGGGGCTGGTTTCCTTGGTTGCATTTCGCGGCCTAAAAATATTAGCCTCGCAGTCTGCGTTCCGACGCTATAAGCGTACGGCGCACGCTGTTCGGCGACCTCAAGGAGTTGGATTTTTTGGAAAAGCACCGACACGTTTTCGAGCGTTTTGCAACGTTCGACAATTTGTATGACGGTTACCGTAAGGCAAGTAAAGACAGGCGTTATCAGGGATGTGTGCTTAGGTACACCGACCACCTTGAGGAAAATTTGATAAACTCGGTGAATCAGCTTCAATGGCATGAATATCATGTTGGCGAACTTCACCAATTTTATGAATACTACCCCAAGAAGCGCATCATCAGCAGCCTGCCGTTCTATGACCGAGTGATAAACTGCGGAGCCTACAATGTTCTGTGGCCTATCTATTTGAAGTCTATGTACGAGTACAGCTACGGAAGTATCGATGGACGAGGGCCTCTAAAGGCGGCTTATGACATTCAGCAATGGATGCGAAACGTAGCAAGGATGAATGGAGATTGGCGGGTCGTCAAGCTTGACATTGCCAAATTCTTCTTTCGGATTCCTGTTGATGTTCAGCTGCGAGAACTTACTCGCCCGCTGGACGACCCAGATATGGTGTGGTTTCTCGAAACGGCCGTCCGGGCGGATGGTCGTCCGTTGGGGCTTCCTGTTGACTGCACCGACGTAACCACGGCTGAACGCATATCCGGTGTGGGGATGCAGTGTGGGTCAATCATAAGCCAGATGACTGGAAATGTTGTTCTCACGCCTCTGGATCACTACATCAAGCGCACAATGCACGTTCCGTACTATGCTCGGTTTATGGATGATATGCTTCTGCTGGTCGATGGAAAAAAGGCAGCTTGGGAGGCAGTGGAAGAGATTGACGGATATCTCCGTGAAAATCTCGGCTTGCAGCTCAACAATAAAACTGCCGTTATTCCTCTCGGCCATGCGGTCGAGTTCGTCGGCCGCAAAATTTCCCCTGAAAAAAATTGAACTGCGGCGGCAGACTTCTCTCGGCATGAAGAAGCATCTTCGGTATGTCAGAGAGGCCTACGCCCGCGGCGAGGTTCCCCTTGAGTACGCCCTGAGCGTGATTCAGAGCTATCTGGGCTTGATGCAGGGCTGCAACAACGATGCCCTGCGAAATCAGATTCTGGAGGACTACGTTCTGGTTCGCCACTCACAAGATATGCTGGATGCAGCAGAATAAAATCAAAAGGCAGCTTCACCCGCCGGGGTGTGGCTGCCTTTTTTGTGCAGGAGGACACAATGAGTATCCAAGAAATACTGACGGCGGGGGGCGGGACGCTGATAGTCCTCCTTACGCTGGTCCAGATCGCCCCCATCAAACTGAATCCGTGGTCGGCCATTGTCAAATGGATCGGGCACGCTCTTAACGCCGAGGTGTTGGAGAAGCAGCAGGAAACTCAAAAGAAGCTGGATGAACACATCCGGGTCGATGATGAGCGGAATGCGAACCTTCTTCGCACCCAGATTCTGCGCTTCAATGACGAACTGATTGATGATAAGCACCACACGAGGGAGCATTTTATCGAGACTTTGGCCATCATTGATGCCTATGAGGACTACTGCCGCAGTCACCCCAACTACAAAAACAACCGCTGCATCTGTGCGGTGGCGAATATCAAGCGGGTGTACAACGAGCGGCTTCAAAAGCACGACTTCTCTTGAAGGAGGTTTTCTACATGAGAGTCATCGTCTATCAGGCCAGCGACACATCCGCCCTGAGCAAGAACTTCACCCGCAAGGACTTCAAGTGCCCCTGCGGGTGTACTCGCCAGATGGTCGATTCGGAGCTGGTCGAAAAACTTCAGGCCATCCGGGATAAGCTGGGCAAGGCCATCAAGGTGACCAGCGGATACCGTTGCATCACGCACAATGCCAGCAAAACCGTTGGCGGAAGCCCAAATTCCAAGCACCGCTATGGTATGGCGGCAGACTGGCGCATGGTGGACCGCAGCATCAATCCTGTGGCCTTGGGCATCATCGCCGCCCAGTATTTCAAGGCGGTGGGCATCTACTGGTATGACGGCTGCGCCATCGTACACACCGATACCCGCGATGCAAAGGCAACGTGGCTGTGCGATGCCCCGCGGCACTACCCCAGCACCACCTACCAGAAGTTCATTCTGCCGACCATCCGCCGGGGCTGCACCGGGGATGCAAACCGTGCAGCCACGAAGATGCTCCAGCGGCTGCTGGGGCTGACCCCAGACGGCATTTTCGGCGAGGGCACCGAGAACGCTCTGCTGAAAGCGCAGGAGGCGCACGGACTGGCCGTGGACGGCATCTGCGGTCCTGCCAGCTGGCAGGCCATTTCCGGGGCTTCCAAGTACCTGTGAAACATCCGATATAACCAACACAACAAAACGGCGCAGGGGTGTCTCTCCACGCCGCTGATACTTATAGGAGGCAATATCATGGAAGCTATGCTGAACTTCATCCCCGCACCCATCGCCATCGCTCTGATGCTGCTGGGCTTCATTGCTCTGGCAGTCGGGGGCATCCGGCTGGGCTACAAGGCCACCGTCAAGGATCTGGCTCTGGAGCTGGTCGAAAAGGCCGAGCTGTCCATCATGGGCAGCGGTCAGGGCGCCAAAAAGAAGAAGCAGGTGTTTGCTGCTCTCCGTGCCAAGTGCCCGGCGGCTATCCGTTGGGCCATCACCGACGAGGTGCTGGACGCTGTCATCGAACACGCCTTTGATGTTATGACCGCAGCACTGGGCAAAAAATCTTGACTGCTGCATGAGTGCCGTGTAAAATAGAGGCACTTGAAAAGCTTCGGCTTTTGTAGAGAGCGGCCCGGCATGGTCCACTCTTGATTTTATATTTGGCTACCTCGGTAGCGCGCAAAAATCCCCCTGCATTGACCTTCGGGCCAGTGTAGGGGGATTTTTTGTTTGTTTAGAACTTCATCTGTGCAGCATCTTCAACACTCACATCGTCGAAGCACCGGGTCAGTTCATCGAGGACTTTGCGCTGCGTCTTCTCACTCAAACCGGCGTTGCACATCGCCATGACACAGTAGCCGATGCAGGCTGCGTTTGACCACGGCCCATTCAGTGACAGGAGCATTTCTTCCATATCGATTACCTCCGAAGATCTCCATTGTATACGCGAACCAGCACCCAGTCGGACAGCGGTTTGACGTTCCCGGTCCAGTCCCGGAGGGCTTCATCGGTGCCGCAAGCCTCACAGATGTACACGCCCTTGGCGTGGCGGCTCAGTGCTCCGTGGGTCAGTTTGTCCGGCATCCTCTCGCCGCAGCGGGGGCACAGCGGCCAGCCCTGCTGCTGGTCATAGAGCATCTTTTCGATAGCTTTTTCGTCCGTCATTGTACTTCCTCCTTAAACATCTCGGCTAACCGAGTGATATGCAAACCAGTGGCCCTGCCGCCTGAACAGCTTATACCAGCTCGTGAACTCCTGTCCTGTGCAGTCATATTGGCTGTTGTAAGCTTCCAGATAGCAGTTGTTGCGGAACCAGTCAGCAGCAGCCTCTTCGTGCATCCTGTCCAGTTCATCGGGCAGCCGAACCAAATCCAGATGGCCATTATAGTCGCCGCTGATAATGCGCACATTGGAAGCCGGGCGGTTGTTGTAGCTCCGAATCTCCCTCTTAACAGTTGCGGCCAGATTCTTCACGTTGGCCTTCTTTTTGGAAGAGGCGGGAACATCCTTCTGCATGAACATCAGAAACGCATACGCATCCCGCAATCTCTCATTATCGGTAATACTGAACATGGTCATGACCTCCTTACTTCATGTTCTGGCGTTCCCACATCAGCCAGCGGTTCACTTCCTCGCCGGGCATCGACTTTGGCTTGCTGGTTTCGATGTACTCCCGCTCTCCGAAAATCTCCAGCTGGTCGATGTCGTCAGGCGACTGGGTAATAATCTTTGCCGGCCAATCGCCCACGCCAGGGACTTCAATGCGGCGCAGATACAGGTTGCTGTCAAAGTACCAATCACTCTTGATGTACCGTTCTTCGGCATCGGTTAACTCGATGGCCTCAATGTACTTGCCGAGCGCACCGAAGACTTCCAGTCTGGTTGGTGCTTTGTCGAAGTCGGTCACATCAAAGAGTTTGATATAGGAGATTCGGCCGCGTTCAACGGCAAGCTCCTCGATGGTGCCGGAGTATTTGTAAAGTTTCATTGTCATATCCTCCAAATGCCCGTATAGCCAGATAGCGCAGCTTTTCGGTTTTTAGGCGGCGGTATTTTCACTCTCGGCCTCTGTCAAAAATGCAGAGGTGAGATGCAGCCGGGCGGTCTTGAATTCCGGGCCTCTCATGCCCAGACGCTTGGTGAGCACACGCATCATCAAATCGTGCTTCTGCTGCTGGGTGTAACCGCTGATGGACTTGAAGTGAAGGTTGTCGTGGTCACAGTTGATAGCCCATGCGCTCATTGCCAAGCAGAACTGGACGTATGCTTTGATGCGCCCGGCGTGGGTGGTTCCGTTGAACAGCCGAAACTCCACAGTGCCTTTTGTGAAGAATGCGTGGAGGTTGATGCCGTGATACCGGGTGCTGTTGTAGTGGGAAGAATCCACGCCTCCATCGTATCCGTCATTCGCCACGCTGTACCAGATACGCTCTGCATCGTTCCGGCTTGCTCGGCCATTCTTCTTCATTTCACGGAACAGGGTGGGGTTGATTTTGTGGCACCAGTGGTCTGCACGACTGCCAATCTGCAAGGCTTCATAGAACAGATCCTGCCGCCCGGTGGCGAAGTTCAGCAGCCGGCAGAGGCTTTCGGGCGTATGGTTCGCACCGTCAACGTGGACGTGGATACCACAGGAGCTGTTCGCCATGGCACCCTTCTTGACCAGTGCCCGGATGACCTCTTGCAGGTCGGTGATGTCCTCATACTGGAGAATCGGGGTTACGACCTCGCAGCGGTAGGTATCGTCTGCCTCTACGATTGCGCCACCTCTGCGCCGCCGGGGAGTGATGGAACCGTCTCTCATGCACTTCCATACGCGACCTTTGCTATCCTTGGCCTCGTACGTCTGGTAGGTGCCACCTGCAAAGTGGATACCGCCGACACCGAAGTAGTTGGCGATGACGGAGGCGGCTGTTCCGCGGGAAACGCCCGTCATTTCAATCTCAACGCCGAAGTTCTGGCTCTGAATCGTGACCATCTTTGCGCCCTCCCCTTAGTGCAGCTGTGCAGCGTGCTTGTGGTAGGTGACGGTGTAGCGGCCACCGTGCTTGACGACCTTGATATCGTCCATCTTCACGCGCCGGACACCGAACTTCTCGTAGATGTACCTTTTGACCATCGGAGCGGCCTTTGTGGTCACATCCACCGCACTGTCATTGCTGCGGCGGCTCTTGTAGCGGTCAAACCGCTTCTCCTCGGCGGCGTTTGCTTCCTCCTCTGTGCCGTAGAATCCATCCTGTGCGCGGTTGTTCAGACGGTAGAACTTCTTGCTGCTGATGACCTCCAGACGCTCATTCCAGACGGTGCTCCAGCGGTCTTCCTGATTGGGCTTGATGTCGTCCTTGACCCGGCCAACAATCAGCTCCACACCCTCGGTGCCGAGGTAGTTGTTGAACGTGGTGAGCAGCACCCGGATGATCTCGGTGCCGTTGGTGAGGTCGATGTGAGCGACCTCGCCCTGGCTTCCGCCCATCGTTCCGGCGTTGATGTAGTAGCCCTGTGCCATGTAGCTGCTGGCTGCTGCGGTGAACTCGCGGTTAATGTCAATGAACTTCATGCTGAAAACCTCCGATTTACTCTTGACAAATCTTCAATAAAAAAATAAAATGGAGGTGCAAGGGGCTTGTGGATAACGGGCTTTTAGCGGTTAGCGGTTCAGGGTGCGATCCTGAGCCGCTTTTTTGTATGCTTCAAAGCGGGCTACCTGCTCGGCTCTGGTGAGCTTTGCAAATTCCTTGCTTGTCATGGAGCATCACCCCCTTTGGGTTGCTCCCTTGCACCTCGTAACCTCCTCTCTATGTCTATATTATACAACGAATTTCGTTGTATGTCAATAGCAAAACAACATTTTTCGTAAATATTTTTACGAAAAGCGTTGCATTTTTCGGGTGAGTGTGATATAGTGAAGAAAAGGGAGGTGCTTACATGATTCGCATCAAGTTGAAAGCCGTACTTGCCGAAAAAGGTATCAAGCAAAAGGATTTGGTCGCCATGACCGGGATTCGCCAGCCCACTCTGTCGGGTATGAACAACAACTCCGTCAAGCATATTCCGTTGGACGTTCTGGACAAGCTGTGCACCGTTCTGGACTGCCAGCCTGCCGATCTGCTGGAATTCGTGCCGGACGATAACGAAAAAAGCCCGGACGCATAACGTGCATCCGGGCAGGAGATGGGGTTATTTCTTGCGAGACTTGCTCACGGTCTGGGGGATATGGCGCACCTCTTTAACCCTGCGCTCCGGGTTGGGTTCTCGCACAATGAGGTCATCGAGATTACAGTCTAATGCCTCACAGATGAGGTCGAGGTCGTCCAGATTCACACGCTCCGCAAAATCATGGTACAACTCGTTGATGGTCTGGCTGCGAATCCCCGTTACACGAGCGAGTTCGCTCTGTGTCATCCGCCGTTCGCCAAGGCGGGTAGACAGCAAAATCCTAATCATAGCCTTTGGTCTCCTTTGCCGATAATTTTAGCCGATATGTACTCGGCTTGTCTGCATTTTGGCGGAAAACCCTATATTCCGGCAAATTATTCCGAATTTCGGTAGATTCTACCAAGAAACGAAACGAAAAAAGACCCAAACCTCATTTCATGCGAGGTTTGGGTCTTTTTTGCTTACTTCCTGATTTTCGGCAGGGGACAAAATAAGACGAACACTGAACCAACCATTTTGATTGACACCGTGTTCGCCTCATTCTCTTTTGGTTGGGGATGAGAGAATCGAACTCCCACAAGTAGAGTCAGAGTCTACCGCACTACCACTATGCAAATCCCCAATATTCTGTTGTGTTTTGCGGGGTGAGCCGCTCAACGTGTGCTATTATACGGGAAAAGCCCGGGGTTGTCAAGCATATTTTTGAAAAAAGTTGTACTTTTTTGGAAAATGCCGCAGCAGCGCCGGATAATCTATGCCGGAGCGCTGCCACGCTTCGGCAGGTTCTGCGCACCGCACCGCCTATACTGGAAGGTACAAAACCTTACAAAGCACCAGAAGGAGGATGCCTATGCCGGAACGAACCACACAAAACGCCCAGACCTTGCTTTCGCCCCGCGTCCCGCGGGATACCGAGCACGAGCGCTACCATCCGGAACTGGAGGAGGAGCTGAAGGAATGCCTGTTCTGTTTGAAGCGCAACGAGATGATGTTTGATATGGAGGTGGATACCGACCTCATTGAGCAGCGCATCTACGAGCGGCAGGCGCTGCTGTGCCGTTACCGGTACTTACTGGCACGCGCCCGGGAGCTGGGACTGCACACGGTGCTTACCCGCTACCAGCCCATGGGCGGGTGAAAAGGCTTAGGGCAACACCGCACAATTCCCGCCTTACGGCTTAAGCACCACTCCGGCGGTTGCGGCACGGCATCTGCGTTGCCAAAATGCTCGATAATACACAAAGTATTATCTGCGCTTTTGGCTTAGCATCTGCCGCACCTCACTCGCCGTATCGGCACCTAGAATTATGCGGT